AAGAAGTAACTAATGCTGTTCCAGCTGTACCAATGTAAGTGTACAAATTTGAACCGTCCCACACGGTTTCAAAATTACTACCTACATCTGGATTATATCCAAATTTATTGATATGAGCGGCGCCCCTTATAAGGCCTCTAGCTATTTGAAAATTTTGATCTGTTATGTAACCTACTGCCATTATCCTTTAACCCAATCTTTTTCAGCCGTAAAATTGGCTCTACTAAATTCTAATCTATCTACTAACTTTACAGCGCCTGCTGTTCTATCAACGGCCACAAATCCCTCTGGTGCCGTTACTCTATAACCATTTGGTGTTCTTAAAAAATGGCCTATACTTTGTATTTCACTTAACTTACTTACTAAAAAGTTTTTAGCATTTTGTAAAGTAACGTGTGAAGCAATTGCAAAATATAATGCTTGTTTATTTCTATCTATAAATCTTAAATTAGTATTTAATATATTTTTATATTTTTGTTTACCGCTATCTGTTTTTTTAGCGTCTATTTCTGCCTGTAATATTGATTGATAATATTCTCTAAACATATCAACAAGTGTTTTTACTTTGGCCATATTACCTTGTGTGTTTCTTATATAGTGATTAAAGAAAGTTTTTAATCTAAATCCAACAGATAAAGAATCAGATGTTGTTTTACTCATTTCATCTAATATAGGGCCTGCTTTTAATAAAGAACCTTCGGCCATTCTAATTCTTGCGTCAAATGTTGATAACTCACTTGAAGTTAATTTAGCTGAGCCGCTTACGTCTTTGTAAGCAGCGTCAGCTAGGAACACGGAAGATATTCCAGATTTACCTGATACAGTACCAAAACCAGCAGTTAAACTTTTCATTGTCTTACCTGAATAAGATGTATGAAACACAATACCCATTCTTGCTCTTAATATTCTTTTACCAATATCTGAGTCAACAGGAACGGCATATGTAATAGTATTTGGTGTAAAAGTAATCATATTTTCACCATCTATTGTTGCTGATTTTAAGTCTGATTTTGAGAAAAGAAAATCACCTTGTAATATGCCTGATATTCTTAATTTAGATAATTCTCTTAATGCTATGTTTAATTTGTTGGCTAGTTCACCACTATGATTTCTTCTTATGTCTGCTGATGTGTAATTAATTTTAGGTGTTACATTAAATACAGATTTTGTACCAACAAAGAATTGGCCGTTTTCTGGATTAATACCACAAATAATAGCTGGAGCTCCGTCCCACTTGACGGACATATTGACTTTCTTGCCAGATGAACCAGCAAGCATATTTCTAACAGATTTTAGGAAGTTAATAGCATTGTCGCCACCTTTTGATCCACGATTAATTATATCGTCCTCTAGGTGTTCTAAATGTGTATTCTTTTCCTTTGTAAAAAAGCCTTTAAAACTAAACATTTCTCTCTCATTTTTCCCATAACTATAATCACTTTTTCCATATAAATCAATTGTTTTATAATATTTATAACACTAAACTCTTACCCATAGGAATTTTGGTACACCACCATTGGGCTCCCAAACCCTATGTTTGTTTTGAAACTTCATTGTTCTAAAGGCGTCTTCTTCAAAAAAATATTGAGCTATGACATTATTTGTAGGTTTTTCAATGACTTCCCATATAATATCTTTCTTATGTTTTTTCATTCTCTTTACATAAGAAAGAGTAGGTTGTAGATTGTTTGGCCTTCTATCGCCTTTATGAAACCTTACTTTTTGTATCTTTCGTTTTTTTGCCATTATGATATTTTCATATCCCAACTAATTATTCTTTTAATTTTTTTAGATTTACTTGGTTCAGTAAAATGTCTAACAAACTTTGGAACAACAACAATTGTGCCTTCAACTACTGGTAAAGGATAGTAAATTGTTCTATCTGAATACCAATCATTCCACGGTTGTATGTATTGTGTAACAGGCGATGTCTTATCCATATTTAAGTATAAGATACCTGATAAACCAACTGAGCCGTGATCGTGTGGTGTATGATATTCACCTTTTTTATAAGACACAGACCAAATGTCTTCTATCTGTATATCTTTCTTTAATCTTTGTGATAACATATTTAATTCTTCACCACAAATATTAGCAAAGGCCTCAGCAAAACCACTTCTATCACTTTGTCTATTTGTAGCAAATGTTTGTAATCCGTGTCTTTTCTCTGGAAAACTCTTTACTAATTTTTCTAATTGTGTTTTTTTATTAGAAAAATTAAGTGTGGGTAAAGACCACATTGGTATTGTAAACAAACTACCTTGTATCATTAGTTTAACTCCTTTTCTTCTATTTTTTCTCTATAGTCTATTCCTATTTTTTCCATAACGGTGTTAAAGTCTTCTTCTACGTGCCAAAAGTTTTCTTTTGACCACAAAGCTACTTTATCTTTTGCCGTTAAATCTTTATATATCGTTACTATGTTATCTATATTGATAACTATGTCTCTACCTTCAAAAGGTACGTTTGCGTTTTTAAATACTACGAATTTTGCCATTATATCTCCTATACTTTGAAATCAGAAAACTTATCATAGGCCTGTTCAGGTGTAGGATAATTTTCTTTCTCTTTTGTTTGGTTGCTATCTACTATATTTTGTGCCGTATTTTCCACATCATATAATCTCATTTTTGCTCTATCAACACCTACTATAAAAGCTCTGTTCATACTAGGGTCATTATATCTATTTTTTAATTGTTTTACTTTCATTTGCCCTAAAGACTCTAATTCTTCATTAGACATTAAGGCAAACATAAAGTCGGCTGTCGCTGGTAGACCAAAACTTTCAGATGTATCTTCTAAACCTATGTCTGTACTTACGTAACCAGTTCTAGTTGTTTGTGTGGCACTAAAAATTGGTAAATTAAACTCAACAGCTAAACCTCTTAGTTCTTCAGCAATTGCTTTGATGTAAAAATAAGAAGATATATTACCACCTTTAAATCTACTTGAAGCACAAATGTTTAAGTAATCTACAAACACTATGTCTGGTTTAAAACTTTTCTTTAATGCTAATTCGTTTATTAATGCTCTAAAGTGACCACTATGAGCAGACGCTGTTGGATATTCTTTAATAATTAATTGACCTGTTGTTTTACTTCTTAACTTGGCCATTTTATTATCGTATAATTGTTTAGGCATATCGTGCAAATCATCTATTGTAACATCCATTAGATTAGCGTCAATTCTTTCAGCAATTCTTTCTTCAGCCATTTCTAAAGTTATGTATAACACATTTTGACCTTGTGTTAAAAAGTTAGAAGCACAATGACACATAAACAAAGATTTACCAACACCTGTACCAGCAAGAGCAATATTTAATGTCTTACTTGGAACACCACCTTTTGTAATCTTATTAAAAAAGTTTAAATCAAATGGATATCTTTTTTCTTTTGTGTGGTACCAATCAAATCTACTTTCAGCGTCACCTATGTAATCGTGTCCAATGTGATTGTCAAAAGATACGGCCAATGCCTCACTTAATATACTTGGTATTGCCTCTGGTTGTCTTTGTTTGTCTTTACCATCTAATATCTTAATACCAGATAAGACGGCATTATGTACTGCTCTGTCTTTACAAAATCTTTCTGTAGTGTCTAATAACCATTGTAGATCAGATTTCTCATCTACAAAACCATTAACTAATTCTTTTACTGATTTAACTTCTTCATCATTTAAATCTTTTCTACGGCCAAACTCAATTAAGATTGTTTCTTTTGTAGGTAAGTTTTTGTATGAATTAACAAAGTTATAGATTTCTTCAAACAACAATCTTTCAGTTCTATTTGTAAAGTAATCAGGTTTTACAAAAGGCAAAGCCTTTCTTGTAAAGTCCTCATTAAAGAAGAAGTTCCTTAAAATAGTTGTTTCTATTCTTTCGTTATTTGTCAAAGACAACGGTGCCATCTTTTATTTGTTTCTCCAATTGTTCCATTAATATATCACCAATATAATCTATAAACTCTTTAGAATCTATATCTGCCTTATTTGGATTAGATAGTATATCATAATCAAACTTCATAGGCAACGTTCCGTCTGGATTTTCATCTTTGGCAAATACAACTTTACCATACTTATAGATAACGTTTTCAAACTTACCTTCAACAATTTTTATACAAGTAAAATCGTCACCTTCTTTTTGAACAAAAACGTATCTTTTTTTATTGTTCGTCTGATCCGTAGCTGAATTTTCTTTTGGCATATTCATCAATCTTGTCTAACACATCCTTTGTAAAATATTTTTCAGGTTCTTCATTGATGTTTTTACCAAATACTTTTGAACCATCAGGCATTTCATATCTTGTAGATACTTTTTTAAATATACCTGCTGCCTCTCCAAGTTCTAATAAGCCATAATACTTATCAAGTCCTTGTTTGTATGTTAGTCTTACATCTATTTGAGCATTTTCTTTTGTTAACCTTGACTTATAATTTTTACAATGTATGATATTACCAACTACTTCGGTACCGTCTTTTTCTTTTCTTTTACCTAGGTAGATGATTGATGAAGCGGCATACTTCAAACCTGAACCACCGCCCATTTCTTTTTGAGGAAACATTGAACCTATAACATCATAAGTATGATTTGTCATTATCATTGGTATGTTTGCTTTACCAAGTTTCAATGTTAAAACTCTAAATGTTGATTTGACTATTTGTGATCTAGTCATATCTCTTGTTTCTTTACCAGCGGCTGTATCTTCCATTTCTTTTGTGGTAGATAACATTCCTAAACTGTCTAGTACGAACATCAAAGGTTTTCTTTTATCCTCTGGTTGTTCCAAATATTTGTCTATGATTTTAATTGATTGATTTCTAAACTCTTGTACTGTGGCAACTGGTACAATTACCATTCTAGTAGAATCAACTCCTCTATTAACTATCATCTCTTTTGAGATGGCACTTTCTGATTCAAAATAGATTACACCAGCGTCTTTGTCTGTATCTAAAAAATGTTTACAGATACCTAAAGCAAAGAAAGTTTTACCTGTAGCGGCCTCACCAGCGATTGCTGTAATTTTATTTCCAGGCATACCACCATAGATACTGCCTGATAACAAAGCGTTAAAAGAATACGAGCCTGTATCTATAAAACTTGTTACGTCAGCACTATCAATGCCTTCACTAACAAGTGTAGCGTATTCATTACCTGTTTCTTTAATTATGTCCTTTAGAAAATTGCTCATATTCCATTATCTCCTTTTCACTATATTTTAATATGTACCACTTGATGTTATTATTATAACAGAAATTCTTAATTTTGTCAAGCTCCTGTGGCTTAAAATGGTACCGTTCTACAATTTTACCCTTATTATATATCATTATTTCCATTAGCAATATTGAAATTTATTATACACCTAATATCTTTAGTAGGTTGTTCAGCTGTATGCCAGTATAAACCATCAAATATTACAACCCTACCTTGTTTTGGTTTTACCCTTTTCTGTTCTTTTACATCTTCAAAAAATGGTATATCGTTAGGTGATTTACTTTTATAGTTATAAATGATTGTATCACCATCACTATCGTTTACATAATATAAAAAAACCAAATGTGGTTCTGTTCTATCTAAATGTGGTGTATCAACACCCTCACCTATATAATCTTTATTTAGTGGTAATTGTAAAAATGATCTGGCCTCTAATATGTCATCTTTAGCATACAAAGGTTTCATTTTTAGTTTTTTTCTTACATTTAAAACTATATTGTAAATACTATCGTTTAATTTTTTAACATTAAAAATTTGTTTTAGGCCAGGTCTTCTTTGATGTAGATTATCTTTTAACGATACATCCTCTATAAACATCCAATTTGTGTCTTCAAATAAATGTTTTTTAATATGTAGTTGTTCTAGTTCGCCAATAATATTATCTATTACTATTATTTTCTTCATCATCAAATACATCTTCCCAACCTTTTTTAGCTCTTAACACAACAGGTCGGCCTTTTTTAGGTTTTTCAAGTTTAAAATTTGGCATACAAGCAGGTCCTTCCCAATCAAACCTTAATGATGGTTCTTCAGGTACCCAACCTTTTCTTGGTTCTTCATAGTCTGAAGATTTAACTCTTGCCCATAATAAATCTTTCATCTCTTTTAAATCAACCATACCAAAATCATTATAAACTCTATTTTCAAATTGTTCAGCCATATTATGTACAATCTCTTTATTGTATTGCACTTTTCTTTGGTAGTCCCAATACTCTTTTAAATCTTCGTAATCTTTTTTTGTTATCATCTGATAATTTGTATTTGTGCACTCGGTGACCATATTTCAAGCTCTTTTCTCAAACGATTTTCATTTTTTAAATTGTTATAACGACTGGTTGCTTTCTTTTTCCACCATTCTACAATATTATTTAGGTAATGTTTATCGTAGTTTTCGTCTTTAACAATTTCTGTAGTTTTATTATTTACAATATCAATGTAGTTTTTAATACCAAAACCACTTGTGTAATATCTTTTTCTTTCAGTTAATTTTTTAGCATTACTAATAGTTGTGTTAAACTTTTCTAAATCTGTGCCATCTAAACTTCTTTTTACTAAACTAATAATAGCAGTTGTAAGTTTTAACTTTTTACTTGAAGCGTCATCTTTCACTAATTTACCAACTTTATTTTCTACAAAGTTAGCCAAATCGTGGTAAGGTTTACCGTGTATTAAAGGTATAAAGTCACTATCTGTTAAACCTCTATATCTTAAATAAGGTTTCATACCATCATATTGACTTGATGATTTACTATTACCATATAAAGATGTTGTTTCAAATAAAACTAAATTCATATTATATTTGTCATTCATCATCTTTCTAACTTCGTGTGTACAACAAATGGCCGCTAATAACTTACCACCAAGATAATTGTAACCAAAAGGTTGTGATGGTACAATAACAAAACCCATAATCGCCGTTTTATTAAATGTTGTAAGTTCAGGTACATTACCTAATAATTGATTACGAGGTTTCATATTAATTACAGGCGAAGCCAATCTAATAAAACCTACAAACTTATTTGTATTTGTTTCTCTAATGGCTAGTTTTAAATTTTTACCAGGAACACTTGACATATTTGTATGAGAAGAAATCATATTTAATAATGTATCAAATCTTTCATTAGCAATTATATCAATCTCAAAGTTCATTTCTTCAGGCGACATATCAAAGTTATCAAATATTTCAGTTTCAGGACCCATACCTGGTAAACTAGCTGATACTGTGGCGTCTAATTGAGATAACTTTTGATCTCTCATATACTGATCTATTCTGTCAAATTGACAAAAATAGTCATTAAATATACCAGCACAATATAAGGCTTGTTCTTTGTTTAAGGTTTTTCGTTGTTCCATAAATATAATAAAAGTGTTACAAATAAGTAAATCATTATAACATATAATATTGATAAAGTCAATGCCATTAGAATTTACCTACTTCATTACCCCAACTATCCCAACCAGGTCTTTTAGTTCTAGCAAATAGTTCTATGTAGGGCCCCTCCAGTAGCTCCTCAATTCGTTGGTAAACGGTATCTGGTTTTCTGGAGTGTTCTCTACGATTCGATACAACTAACTGATCTACATTACTGGACATTCTACGAGGTTTACCTTTGGTGGCTAACAACGCCATCTCTGGATTTGCTCTTGTCCAATAACCTAAACCTTTGAAGTAGTCGTTATTGTTTTTGTTTTGTTTAACCCAAGTAAAAGCAACTGTCTTATAGGTGAAACCCCACGCCTCTATAACTTTAAATGCTTGTTGTAGAAACGGATCGGTCACCCACATTATAAGGGTGGAATTGCCTTCAGCAAGGTTGCTAACAGGTAGAGAAATAATGTCAGAAAGGCCAGCGCACTTATAATGCTTAGTGGCGTTCCTTCCCTCTCCCTTTTCTGAATATGATTTAAAATACCACGGAGGGTCAGCATAAATTACCTTGTATTGTTTGTTAATATTACTTATATCCATAACTCATCATTACAAATTTAATTAGTATGTAAAAAGCGAATAGGTGCCATACTCTAATCACAGGATTAAATGCTAGTATTTGGCCAAATCTAAATGCCCAAAAAATAGTTAAATAAAATATTATTAAATCCATCATCCAAAAAATGCCTCTAAACTTGCTTTCTGTTCGTGTTCCCAACCAATTGCTTGTAATATAAATCTCATAGGATCTAAAAATGTTTTTTCAAATTGTGTTTCATAATCAATATATTCTTGTAATTTAAATTCAGTAGGTAGTTTGGTAATATAACTTATAACATCAAACTTAAATGGATTAGCTTCTATTAGTTTTAAAAACTTAATTTTATCACCCTCTTGTATGTAAGGATATTTGTTTTGTAATTTAAATTGTTGTAATTGATGATTATAAATCAAAGCACCTTTCACGTGAATTGGTGTGCCTTTAATAAACACGTCACTAGCGTGTCTGTATTTTCTTAAATTATTACAACTTCTAGGAAAAGATATTTGTTCAGCCGACATTTGAAAAAACTCTTTTTTAAATTCAGAAATAAAATTGTGTAAATCAGATTGTTCTTTAGACATAATAATCTTAATGGCTTCTTTAATCTTACCTCTACAAACTTGTGGTGTTGATGACTTCACAGCTTCAATACCCATAATCTTTAGTTTAGGGTCTGTTAATCTAACGCCTTCTTCATCTAACACATTTAACATATATCTTTTTTTAGCAACCCAAATACCTTTGTTGGCGATTACTTCTCGTTTCATTACCATACAATTTTTAAAAGCATTTGTATAGTCAGCTAATTCAGCAAAACACTTTTCTAAAAATGGTTCAATTCTACTATCTACAACTTTGTTTAAGAAATTACATACTTGTTCATTATCTTTACCCTCACAAGTTTTTTCTACTAACTTATCAAGTGTAACATAAATTGAATCTGTATCAGAAGCCACAATATAATCTATCTTATCGTGTGTCTTTAATATACGATTTAAATATTCATTTACTTTTTCTTCAATAAAACGAATAATAAATTGGCCTGCTGTTGTAATGGCACTTGCCTGTCTTACATCATAATATCTAAAGTATTGATTACCAACAGCACCATAAGCTGAGTTTAAGGCAATCTTTCTTGCCCATTGAATATTGTGACAACGAGATATTTCTCTAACAAGTTTAGGGTCTTTTGTTTTTTCATATTCTTGTTTTGCCTTTAACATTCGTTTCTTATAAATCACTCGTTCATTGTACATTGTTTCCATCATTTCAGGTAGAAAACCTTGACCATCTGTTTTAAACAAAGCACC